ATGGCTACCGCCCTTGCCGAGGCAATTGCCGAGGCGAACCCCGACGACGCTTGCCAGCTTATGACGGCCGCACTGATCGACCTCTCGGAAGGCCGTCAGCCCGGTGATCACTTCCTGACCGCCAAGGAAGATGCCGAGTGGTGGGCGATGTATGCGCCGCCTGCTCAGCTCTGCGCCGTCCTCGAGGCGACGCTGGCGCGACTGCACGACCGCGCGCTTCACGTCGCGCAACGCAAATCCCTCTTCATGGTTCTCTGGCGGAGCTTCAACCCCGACGACCAGAGGGCCTTTTTCAAGAAGTATGGCGAAGGTTCGCAATGATCGTTTCCCGCACCCCCCTGACCGAATCCGCGCCGTTCGATATCGCCGAGGTGGCCCGGCATTGCCGCGCCGAGGAAGAGGACTTCGCGGATGAACTGGAACGCCTGGCCTATTCAGCGGCGGCCCAATTCGAAGATCTGGCGCAGGTCGCACTTCTTCACCAGACGGTTGCGGTCACGCTGGAATCGGCCGATCTGATCGGCGCCATGGCGGGAAACATCCTGTTCCTGCCTGTGTCGCCTCTGACCGACGCAAACACCTTGACCGTCACCGAGGACGGCGCCGCCTTCAGCCCGTTCATGGTTTCGACCGGCCAGCGGCCCGCGATCCGGTTTCATGCCGCGACACCGCAAGGGCTTGTCGTGATCACCTATCGCGCCGGGTTCGGCGACTCGCATACCTATATCCCGCCGGACGTTCGGAACGCGATCCACGACCAAACCGCCGCCCTTTTCGATAGCCGGGGCGACTTCAAGACGGCGGGGCATGGCCTGTCGCCTCACATGGCGCGCATTGCGGCCCGGTATCGGAGGGTCGCGCTTTGACCGCCGACAACATCAAGACCCTGCCCCAGCGCGGCCTCGGCCAGCATGCCAAGGCCCTGCTTTCGAGGATCGAATTTGCGGGCGATCTGGCGCCGGTTCTGGACCGCCCCTATGTGATCAAGGACTGGCTGGACCGGGGCGCCGTCAGCGTTGTCTACGGTGATGCCAATGTCGGCAAGAGCTTCTGGGCGGTGGACGTGGCGCACCACGTTCATCAGGGCAAGGACTGGGGCGGCTATCGCGTTCACGGTGGCCCCGTCCTCTACATTGCGGCCGAGGGCGGCGCGCTCTTCAATAACCGTCTTTCGGCGCGCAATGCCAAGTTTGCCGTGCTGCGCGGCCCGGTTCGACTGAATGGCCGGAACAACGTCACCGTGGCCTTGGGCGAGACGATCCAGCACCTTGCCGAGGTGCATGGCGAATTTGCCCTGATCATCGTTGACACGCTGGCCCGCGTGATGGGCGAGGCCGACGAAAACACCGCCGAGGCCATGAGCATGCTTATGGCGAACATGGACCATCTGGCGCAGTTGACCGGCGCCCATGTCATGCTGATCCATCACAGCGGCAAGGATTCGACACGCGGCGCGCGGGGCCATTCGAGCCTGCGCGCCGCCGTGGATACCGAGATCGAACTCACCGAAAAGGATGGGGTTCGGCTGGCAAGAACCACCAAGCAGCGCGACATGGAGGGCGGCAAAGAGCTGCCCTTCTCCCTCGAGGTTGTCACCCTTGGGCGTGACCAGGACGGCGACCCCGTGACGAGCTGCATCGTGAAACACAAGGGAGGGCGCGCTAACCCCATGCGCTGACCCGCTCACAGCCGAGGGGGCGCACCACGAGCTGGTGGCCCGCCAGAATGCCCACCGTGCCAAGTGCGCTGTTGGGCTGGCAGGGAGCGAAGAGGCGAGACCGGCGCACGAGCGGGAAGCGATGGCCACGCAACCCGCAACCGCACAACACGGGAGACCGTGACCAGGGAAGGCATGCCACGCAACGAAGGAAGGGGAACGATGATGAACAAAACCGCCCAGATCAGCGCCCCAAGGGCCAGCGGGGTTTCCCCCCTTAAGGGGGAATACCCCTTCCAAGCCAAGGCCATTGGGGTTTGCTGGTGATGAATGGCGAGAACCCACAAGGCGAGCTGCGATTGGAGACATCCTCCATTCTCAGCAATGGTGCCAATGCCCGAAAGTGGAGGTTATTCCCATACCGCCGTCCTGATATTTGCTGTCTCGCTCAGGCTGATCAGGAGGGCGACGGCGGCCCAAAAAAACAACCCACTGAAAACACTGAAAAAAACACCATTGAAAAAAAATCCGGGGCAGAAATACCCGGGAAACAGGCCGTTTTGGCGCCGTTTGAGGGCGCCGATCAGGATGGAACTGGAAGTTTTCTCCAGTTTTCAGAGGCCGATCAGGCAATCAGATTTATGGAGGATCTCTCCATTCCCCAGGGCGGGAATGCCGGGCGGCCCGTTGTCCTGGCGCCGTTCCAACATGCCTTTGTTCGAGGCGCTCTGGCCTCTGACGTGACCATGGCAATTCTCAGCATCGGCCGAGGCAACGGGAAAACCGCCCTTTCCGCTGGCATCGCTCTTGGCGGCCTTCTCGGCGTTTGGGATTCGCAGCCGCGCCGGGAAATCCTGGTTGCCGCGCGGACCCGCGATCAGGGCCGGGTGGCCTATGAATTCGCCGTGGGCTATTCCAATAGCCTGCCCCTTGATATCCGCCGCCGCCTGATCTTCCGCCGCGCCCCCAGGCTGGAAATCGAATACGAGGGCGACGGTGGCGGGCATATCCTGCGGGTTATTGCGGCCGATGGGAAATCGGCCCTTGGTTCCGCGCCGACCATGTGCCTTCTGGACGAACGCGCCCATTGGGAACCCGAGAAAGGTGACGCGCTCGAGGCGGCGCTTCTGTCTGGCCTCGGCAAGCGTGGCGGCCGCGCCCTGATTATCTCCACTTCCGCCGCGACCGATTCCAACCCCTTCTCCAAGCTGATCGACGATCCGCTTCCCGGTTGCTACGTCCAGGAGCATCGCCCCGCGCCCGGCCTTCCCGCTGATGATCTTCCGTCGCTTCTGGTGGCCAACCCGGGCGCACAGCATGGCATCGGATCTTCGCTGGACTGGCTGCAAGCCTCGGCCGTTCGGGCCATTGCGCGGGGCGGCTCGAGCCTGTCCAGTTTCCGACTCTACAACCGGAATGAACGGATCAGCGACGAGTCGCGCGATAGCCTGATCACGCCTGACGAATGGATGGCCTGCGAGGTGGCAGAGCTGCCCCCGCGCGAAGGTCAGGTTGTGATCGGCATCGACCTTGGCGGCTCTGCCTCGATGACCGCCGCCGCGTTCTACTGGCCCGACACCGGGCGCTTGGAATGCCTCGGCACTTTCCCGTCGCGGCCCTCTCTTCTCGATCGAGGGCAGGTCGATGCCGTTGGCGATCGGTATGTGCAGATGCACGACCGGGGCGAACTGTCGGTTCTGGGCGACAAGACCGTGCCGGTTGCCGCGTGGCTGATTGGCGTGATGAGCCACGTTCAAGGGCAGGGCATCGCCGCGATCACGATGGACCGCTACAAGCAATCGGAACTGGCCGAGGCCCTGGACGCGGCCGGTATCCGCGCGCCGCTTGTCTGGCGCGGTCAGGGTTTCCGCGATGGTGGCGAGGACTGCGAACGCTTCCGGCGCGCAACCTTTGACGGGAAGGTGAAGGCCCGCCCGTCGCTGCTGTTGCGTTCTGCCTTCGCTGATGCGGTCTGCCTGCGTGACCCCGCCAACAACCTGAAACTGGCCAAGGCCAGATCTAACGGCCGCATTGATGCGGCCGCCGCAACCGTCCTGGCCGTGGCCGAGGGCGCCCGAATTTCTGGCCGTCCCAAGGCCAAGGCGAAAGTCACATGGCTATGACAAGCATCCGCACCCAGCATCAACGGCATTCCGCAAAGGTCACGCGCACGGCCCGCTGGAAGATCCTCAGGCTTTCGATCCTCGAGCGCGACGGCTACCGCTGCAAGGGTTGCGGATGCGGCGGCCGCCTCGAGGTCGATCACATCAAGCCGGTCAGGACGCACCCCGAATTGTCCTATGACCCCCGCAACTTACAGGCGCTTTGCCCGTCCTGTCACACCAAGAAAACCCGGATCGAATGCGGGCACCGCCCGCTTTCCGATGACCGCCAAGAGTGGCGGACCTTCACCGATGCGCTCACCCGCAACGGTGGAAAAGACAGACCAAAACCAAGCATCACAGGAGAAACCAATGCTTGAATCCGTGAAGATTGCCCGGCGCCAGTCGGAAATCCGGCAGTCACTGGCCGAGCTGGCCGGGAAGGCCACCCCCTCGGCCGATGAGGTGCGTTCGATGGAAACCCTTGACGGGGAATACCGCACGAACGAAACCCGCTACCGCGCCGCGCTGATTGCCGAGGACACCGAACGGCGCGAGGCCGGGGCCGATCTGGAAACCCGTTCGGGCCGCGAATGGTCGGACCTGGTGGCGGCCTTCGAGGTGCGCCAAGTGATCGGCGCCTTGAACGAAGGCCGAGCGCTGTCGGGCAAGACGGCCGAGGTTGTGGCCGAACTGCGCAGCACGGGCGGATACAAGGGCATCCCGGTTCCCCTGCTGGCCCTGGAGCAGCGCGCGGGCGAAACCGTCGCCAGCGGCACGTCTGATCCTGTCCAGACCCGCCCGACGATTGACCGCCTGTTCCCCGGTTCCGTCGCGGCGCAGATGGGCGCGCAACTGATCAGCATCGGTTCCGGCGCGCTGGAATGGCCCGTGACCACCTCGGCCGTGACGGCGGGATGGGCGGCAACCGAACTGGGCAACGTCGCGGGGCCCACCACCTACGCGACCACCGACAAGGCGCTGAAACCCGAGCACAACCTCGGCATTCACATGCGGATCAGCCGCAAGGCCATGCTGCAAAGCGGGGATGCGCTGGAACAGGCCATTCGCCGCGACATGGCCGGCACGATGCAAGCCGAACTGGACAAGGCGATTTTCCGGGGCACCGGGGCGGATGGCCAGCCGCTGGGCGTGATTCCCGGCGTGGCAACCTACGGGATCACGGCAACCGCGGTTGATGCCGAAATCTCGGCGGCGGCCTTCCGGGCGGCAGTCACCCGGTTCCTGGTGGCGAACGCTGCGAACGGGCCGGGCGCGGTTCGGCTGATGGTTCGCCCGGAAGCCTGGAACTACATGGACGGCGTAGCCTCGGACCTGCCCGACCTGACCGAATGGGACCGCCTCATGCGGTTCATCCCGGCGGCGAATATCGCCATGACCACCAACGGGCTTGCCGCGCCTGCCGGTTCGCCCTCGGCCGTGTCAGCCCTGCTGACCACGAACGCGGGCGGCGTGGCGCCGATCTTTGTGGGCCTCTGGGGGGCGGTGGACCTGATCCGGGATCCGTTCACCGATGCCCAGTCGGGCGGCCTGCGGCTGACCGCGCTGACCACGGCAGACGTGACGGTTGCGCGCGGCGCGCAACTGGAGGTGCTGACCGGCCTTGAACTGGCGGCGGCCTGATGCTCTGGGGTGCCTCTCTGGGCGCCCTGGAACTGCGCAGCGAGGGCGGGGCAACCCGTCTTCGCGGCCGGTTCCCCTATGGGGCCGCAACCGTGCTGGCGACCGATCCGGTTCGCAAGCGCGAGGTGTTCGCCGCACGGGCCTTTGCGGCGCGTGTCGAGGCGGGCGAGGACATTCACCTTCTGGCGGGCCATGACTACGAAAAGCCGCTGGCCAGCCGGGCGGCCGGAAGCCTCGAGGTGTTCGACGGCGAAGACGCCTTGACGTTTGAAGCGCGGATCGACCCCGCGACCACCTGGGCGCAAGACTTCATTGCGGCCCATGCGGCGGGCCTGATCCGGGGCGTTTCGCCGGGCTTCCGGGTTCCGAAGGTTGACGGCGCCGAACTGGTCAAGCGCGACGGCGAAGGGCTGATCCGAGTTGTTCACCGGGCCGAGTTGTTCGAACTCTCGGCCGTCACCCGCCCGGCATACCCGGAAGCGCAGATTGAGGCGCGTTCCTGGGAAACCCACGAAGACCGCCAGCCCTTCCGGGGCACGGTGCATCCGTTCAACCGCTGGAGGGCCTGACATGGGCATCCTGAGTCTGTTCAAGCGCGCTGCGCCGCCTGCGCCTGAAACCCGTTCCGCCAGCACGGCGGGCTTTACCGCCGCTGTCATGGCGGCGCGCGAATCGTATATCAGCGGCGTCTCTGGCATCGCCGAATTGACAGCGACGGTGCAGAGCTGCGTCACCCTCTGGGAATCGGCCTTCTCCCTTGCGGACGTGAAGGGAACCGATCTTCTGGACCGGCGCACCATGGCCCTGATCGGCCGTTCGCTGGCCTTGCGCGGTGAGCTGGTGTTTCTGATCCGCAACCGCCTGGTGGCCTGCGCGGATTGGGATATCTCCACCCGCGACGGCATCCCGCGCGCTTACCGTGTCAGCGTGTCCGATGCCTCTGGCCCGCGCACGGAAACCGCCTTGGCGGCCGAGGTGCTTCACGTTCGGATCGGCGCCGATCTGGTGACGCCATGGGCGGGCCGCGCGCCGCTGCACCGGGCGCCCCTCTCGGCCTCTCTGCTGCAAGAGGTGGAAACCGCCCTGCGCGACGTTTACCGCGATGCCCCCATGGGTTCGCAGATCATCCCGCTTCCCGAGGGTTCGGCCGATGACATGGCGACGATGCGCGCGGCCTTTCGCGGGCGCCGGGGTTCTTCCCTTGTGATCGAAGGGGTTTCGCAGGCGACAGCGGCCGGGATGAACCCGAACCTTGGCAAGTCGCCTGATCAGCTTTCGCCCGATCTGTCCAAGAGCATGACGGCGGAAAGCCTGGGCGCCGCCCGCGAGGCGGTTTCCATGGCGTTCGGCGTCCTGCCCGGCTTGCTCAACAGGGCGACAACCGGGCCGATGGTTCGGGAATCGCAGCGTCACCTTGCCGGGTGGGTCTTGCAGCCCATGGCCGAGCTGGTGGCCGAAGAGGCCTCGGCCAAGCTGGGCGCCCCCGTGATGATCGACGTAGGAAGGCCCTTGCAGGCATTCGACGCGGGCGGCCGGGCGCGCGCCCTGGCGCAGATCATCGAAGCCATGGGCCGGGCCAAGGAACTCGGCCTGTCGCCCGATCAGATGGAATCGGCCCTGTTGTCGGTCAACTTCGGAGGGGGCGACAACCTGGCGTGACCATTGGCAGGGTGCGCCTTGATTGTGATGTTTATCAGAAGCACCCCCGTAACTCGGCGAGTGGGTAAACCCCGAGAGAGCGCAGCCCTTTCCGTTCCGGGGGCGTGGCGCTCATTCACTTTCGAAGGGCAACACCTGGACCGTTCCCGTTCTCAGGCAGGAACACCACGCCAGCGGCCTCGAGTGCCGCGCGAATGGCGGCGATAGTGGCGGGGCGGATGGTTTCTCCACGCTCGAGCCGGGCAATGGTATTGGGCGAAACGCCAGCCGCAAGCGCGAGATCACGCACCCCGAGGCCCGTTGCCGCTCTCGCCATTCTGCATTGCGCCGCGTTCATTCGGTAACCCTGTTACTTTTTCGCTTGCGATACGTGATCACTCTGGCATAGGGTAACCGGGTTACCACTGAACCGCAACGGAGAACGAAATGACCGCCAAAGCCAAGATTGTATGGAAGCCCGAAGAACTTAACGGACACCCGATGGACGCGGTTTCCGAGCTGCTTCACCGGATCGGAAGCTGCGCCGACCTGCTCGAGACAGTTACTGATTCACTGCAACTCGACCCGAAGTATTTTGCCCAGTATTACACCGTGATCGGAACCCTTCGCGCCTTGATCGCAGCGGCCGACGACCAGGTGAAGCGAGTAGCTTGACACAATTATTCCGTTTCGCGTAGAGTTACGCAAACAGGATTGACCCATGCGCCTCGAGCTTGAAACCTACACCCCCGGCGAAGCGGAGGAAATCACTCAGGTGACCCAGGCGACGGTGCGCAATTGGCGCCGCGCCGGTTACCTGCCCCGTCCGACCGGCCATGCACGCTACACAGCGAAGGATCTTCTTCTCATGAGCGCGATGCATGCCTTGGTTTCGCGTGGCCTTACACCGGAAGCCGCCTCTGGATTTGCAAGGGGCATCGCGGATGCCACTTTCATGAGTTGCATCAATAAGTCACATTCGTTCTCAGAGTCCGCCTTTGAGGCCGCCCGCAAGATTGTTGGCGATATTCCACCGGAGCGGATCAAAGAGGTCAAGGCACGGGCGGGCGATTCGTATTCCGAAGACATCCTCTATTGGGCGGATGCCGCGAAATTGGCGATGGACACTGCCGAGCGTCAGTTTGGCACCACGGGATTGAAGGCCCCGGATTACTTCATCATCTGGGCCAACGGCGAAGAGGAATTCGCCTACCATGAGAATATTTGTGAAAAGATCACCGAGGGCGCGCTGGATGAATATGTCGAAGGCCCCGTGACGCTTTTCACACTCGCCGCGATGGCTGGAATGATCCTTGACCGGCTGCCCCGGAAACCGATCACACTTGCGGAGGAAAGCTGATGGCAAACCGCAAGGCGCTGTTTCACGAGTCTGACGTGAAGAAGGTTCTCAAGGCTTTCCGCGAGGCGGGCTATCCCGCGCCGGTCATTGTTCTGGAACCGGGCCGGATCACGGCCAAGCCCTCGGAATCGCCCGAAGATGGCTGGGGGGATTACAAGTGACCAAGCGCAAGAAAGAGTTTCCCGGCGTGACCGCGTATAACGACCGCCACGGCGTTCGGCGCTGGCGGTTACGCGCGGCTGGGCGCTCTTTCGAATTGGGCACCGAATACGCCTCGGCTTTTTTTGTGCGCCGCCTCGAGGCCGCCCGCGCGGAACTCGCCGGCCGCCAGATCGGCGAAGAGCGCACCAGGCCGGGTTCGATCAACGACCTTCTGGCGCGCTACTACGCCATTGCTTTGCCTCGATGGTCCGATGGAACCCGGAAGGCCAACCGTTCGTTGCTCGAGCGGTTCAGGATCGAAGTTGGAAGCCGTCCTGTCGCTGGAATGCTTCCGGGCCATATGGACACCTTCCTTGCGAAGATGGCGAAGACCCCAGCCGCCGCCTATAATATGCGCAAGCGGCTGATCCCGGTCTTCAAGCATGCGCAGCGGCTGGGCTGGATCAACATCAACCCGGCTGAACTGGCCGAGGCCGTCGCCTATCAGGCCAAAGGGCACCACACCTGGACCGAAGTCGAAATTGGCCGGTTCCTTGAGGTTCACCCGTTCGGCACGATTGCGCACCGGGCCATGATCCTCATGCTTTGGACCGGCGCCGCCCGCGCCGATGCCGTCAAGCTGGGATGGTTCAGCATCAAGATCACACCCGAGGGCGAACGGCTGCAATACACCCGGCAGAAGACCGGGCGCATGAAAAGCCCGGTTCTGATCAGCATCCCGATTGCCCCCGAGCTGCGCGCCGTTCTGGACACCCTTCCCCGTGATGCGGGCACCTTCCTGCAAACTGTCGCGGGCAAGCAACGATCCGCCAAGGCCCTTACCGGCGACATGCGCAAATGGTGCGATGCGGCGGGCCTGCCCGAATGCACCGCCCACGGCCTGCGAAAGGCGATTGCCCGGCGCCTTGCCGAGGCGGGCGCCTCTTCGCAGACGATCAAGGCGATTACCGGGCACAAGACCCTTTCCGAAGTCGAACGATACACCGACGCGGCCGACCGTGGCCGCCTTGCGGAGACGGGAATCAGCCTGATCAGCGGAACGAAAGAAGAAGAAAATCTGGCGAACCATCCGCGTCGGTTCGCCAAAAATCCGCCCAAGGGTCTGAAATAA